TTTCTTATGATGCTCAACATATTCTTCTAGATCATGCAGTTCGCCTTCAATGTGACGACGCTGCTGTGGAGAAGTCAAAGGGTTCTGGAGAATTTCCTTATCCTTCTCGATATGTTGTTCGATGCTGTCCATGTGTAGTACCTCCTAGGATTATTTATTGCCGTGATTTGACTGTTCTCCCTTCATTCCATAGGAATCTCGGGTCAGTTTAATGGTTGTTGTAAAGTTACCATTGTTGCCTTTTGATCTATCATATGTGTGTGTTACTTCTGCAGCGAGATAGAGACCGCTGCTTTCTATGTCTACTTCATTTTTTAGTGTCTCGGATGATGGTGCTTTATTGATCAGTCTAATGTCAACTCGGTCACCTGCACAAATTTCTGCATTTCCTGGTATTACGACTTGACATTGCTGTAGTTGCAACAATCTATATCTAGCAACTGACTGTGCAGCATAGTATTTCTGCCAGTCAGCAAACTTTGTTGGGTCTTTGCCTCCATCCGTAGGTTCTGGTGATGCTGGTTCAGGTTCATTATACCATGTTTCATGGTCCAATAGAATAGACATCAACTTGCTAGGAGTTTTAGACAGATCTTTTCCTGTAGCACTTACTTGGTTTAGTGACTGTTGTCCACCCAAGTGTGCCATATTGTCAAAGGTATCTGTCAAGACATAATCATACTCTTCATACTGTCCAGTGGAATGATTGAAGAATACAATTTTAGATCCATACTGACCTTTTCTAAGACTAGTCATTAGATCTAGGTCAGATTTGAATGTTGCTGATTTAATAGTAAATCTATTGTCACTATTATCACTTACATTGACCGCTCTTTCAACATATGGTCCCCATTCCTTGACATTCCATTTCTTAGATTTTAGTGGACTTTCTTTATCGGCGCATAGACTATCAACGGCAAAGAAATTATATCCTCTATGTGTTTCCCAGAAGAAAAACCCACTACTTCCCTTAACTTTCTTAGTTGCTGGGTCAGAAGATGCTGATGAACTAGAAGATTTAGCAGTTTTATCTTCACTGTATTTTGCGTGTGGAGAAACAGATTTTGCTAGCAGTTTGCTGATAATATCAAATGGTCTTTCTCTTGTAGGTAGATAACTTACCTCAAACAAAGAGTTTTCAGAAAAAACTTGTTTAGCAGATCCTAAGTATGAACTATCAGAAAGCAATTTACTGACAATACTTTCTGGATTGCCTTGCAGTCTAGCAGTAACTCTTACAGTTTCATTGAGTAGTGCTTCTTCTGATACTAGTGCAATAGTGTATACTTGAGTATTTTGTTGCGTGTATCTGTTGGCAACTTTCCAAACTCTAAAGTTATACTCAAAATTTTCTTCTCTAATATTAGTCTTGACAGCGATTTTTACTTTTTCCATACCTTGAATAGGTAGGTTCTGTAATAATCCACCACTATCAACTGTTACCATCGTAGCAGATACAAATGGCATGTATACACTTTCAACATAATCAACGCTGAATATCAGTGCAGTAATATCCAGTGTCTCACCATAAACAGATGTTATCTGAACTCCAGAGAGTTTGAAGTCAGTTGTAGATTGAAAAGTTTCCATTATGCAGTCCTCTGGATAACAAACGCTTGTAATCCTTGTCCTTCAGATCCTGCTGCCGCTGTATCTGTGACTGGTACACCGCTAGAACCTGCATTTGCCGCACTAGCGACTTCTGGCATTACAACTGTTGTTGCTTTTCCGTTGAGTGCTCTATCTGCAGATGCAACATCACTAGAAGCACCGCTCACTGCTGCTGCTTGATCTTTGTTTGCTGGTTCTAGTCCATCTGTTTGTAATCTATGTCTATATTTTGACTGGAATGCTTCTACTAGACCAGTAACTTTGGTTGGGTCTACTTTTTCTTTGCCCATTCCAAATAAACCACCAGTGGTTACATCCCAACCACTATCGGTTTTTTTGAACGTATAATTTTTACCCTTCATTCCAACGTCAAGGGTGCCACCAGTTTTCAGTCCATAATTTCTATTTCCAAGCAAAGAAGTAGAAGATCCTACTCCATTAGCATCGCCTTGATCTTCACCTTTCTGGAGTTTATCCATATCACTCTTAACCTTATCAGAATCTGCCGCCTTTAGTTTATTCAGATAAGATTGTGGATCAATTTTGGTGCCACCCTCAATTCTTTCTAAGTGCAAGTGCTGTCTACCAAGAGGATATCTAGGATGTGGCCAGTATTCAATTGTAGCGATCTTATCGCCTGCTTTTACTTCATCACCTATTTTAACATTTGGTCTAACGTGACCATAGACATTCTTGGTTCCATCAGCATGTTTAATAACAACACCATCTCCATGACCACCAAAGTTAGGGTAGATATCCTCAACAACACCACTTTCAATTGCTTTTACTTCAGCGTTAGGATCAACACCGATGTCAATGCCTTTGTGATCTGTAGAAGCACCAGCAAGTCCAGTGTCTCTCGCTCCAAATCCACTAGTAAATGCAGGTCTTCCACCAAGGAATGAATCGTATGTTCCTTTAAGTGCTCCTGGTGTTGCTTTCGCTGTATTTGTCTTTGCTGCACCTTTTAATTCTGGTGGATTATCAGCACCGTTGCCAGGCATCGCTCTCTTAAACATGTCACTAATACCACCTAGTAAATTAGGCATCTCAGGCAGTTTAGGGAAAATACCTTTGAGTGCCTTCCATAGACCATCTATGACCTTTTTAAATGCACCGAAGAGCACTTTATAACCCATATTTTCCCAGAAAAATCCAGAAACTTCAGCAAGGACCTTTCTACCTTTTTTCTGTGCAGTAATCATGCCCTGACCGAGCATTTCACCGATTTTAAGCGTTTCTTTGGACTTACTACCACTCAAAGTCAACTCTGTTCCATGCATCATGGACAGATAACCTGTTTTGGGACCACTTGTAAGTCCACCACCTGACATTGATGGCATACTAGCATCTCGTGCCATCAATGCAGCATCAATACCTAGAGATGCAGCAGTACCAAAACCAGGGATCATGCTTGCTCCACCTGAAGCAAGTTCCATACCAGCACCTGCCCAGTCGCCTGACATTGCTCTCTGAGCAGCAAACAAACCACCAGCAAGAAGTCCAGCAATAGGGATCTTTTTGATACCCATCTTAAGACCACCCTTGAGTAGTCCCTTGGTTGCACCCTTCGCTGCTCCTTTACCTAGGAGTTTACCACCAATTCCTTTTAGACCCTTTAATGCTCCACCAAGTCCTTTGAGACCTTTCAGTCCTTTCAGTCCTCCTAGCAGACCACCACCGCCTCCCAGTAATCCACCGAGCATACCCATGATGCCACCACCGCCAGCTTTGCCGCCCGCTGCGTCTGGTCTGAGAGTGCTGCTAAGGTCAGCACCCTTCTCCATTTTTGCTTCTTTCGCAGCAGCAAGTTGCTTAGTGAACATTGCTTCACTAGCTTGGATTTCTGCGTTTGCTAAATCTGTATCATTTGCAGTCTGTTCCTTGACCGCATTTTCCATGCGAACAATTGCTGCCGTATTTTGAGATAGAGCAGCAACAATTTGTGATCCACTATCTCCACCAGCATCACCTCGTGCTGCTGCTTTGGCATCACGGATTTGCTGACCAAGAGTTTTTCTTTCACCGCCTGCAGCAGCACTATAATCAAATCGAGCTCCTTCTGCTGCACTCTTCTCAAACAATGCTGCATCAATTTGCCCCGATTTGTTGAGAAAATTAGCAGCATTCAATCCTTTTGATACGGACGAACCCATATCAACAAAAGATCCACCTTTTTTACCACCAGCAGATCCAGCACCTGGAGCAGGACCAGCGCCTGTTGCTCCACCAGGAGGAAGTGCAGGACCACCACGCCTCACCATATTAGATAAAGCGCCACCCATAGCATTCTTTATCGCAGATGATCCACGTTTTGCTAGAGCACCACCTTTGCTGATTGCTTCTTGTACTTTTACTTCCTGAACATCTGGTTCTTTGTAGATGTCAGTATTTTGTCCTTTTTTTACAATAGCAAGAGCACCACCAGTTTCTGGTGGTGTTCCATTCTTCTTACCACGATCACCAAACGCCTTCAATAAGTCACCGATTGTCTTAAAAAGACTTAGGTCCTTATTATTTGCTGCTTCTGGTGTAAGGTATCCGTGTGCCATTATCGTTGTTTAGCGATTGCCTCTTGTTCTTTTTTGACTTGATCTAAGTATTGGATCAACAAAGTTGTGTAAACTTGTCGCTCCCAAGGCATCATATTTTCAATCTCTGTCAAGCTATATTTATGGTGCTGCATTAAAGCAAAGTTGGTCTTAAAGTACCCCTCCAAACTATTGTGGAAGAGTGCTATCCGAAAAAACTTGCTAATCCCTCAATCGTGAATTCTGATTTTTCGCCAGTATTTGGATTTGTGACGGAAAACGTGTGTGAAAGCGTAGGAGCAGTTTCAAAGAATTTCTGCAATTCTTCAAATTGTGAATTAGTCAAATTTTCTACAAATTCAACAAATTCCTTCTTTGAAGTAGTAGAACTGTCATATACGTCATCACCATCATAGATTTGATCAATACAACTTGCAACAACACTCAATACATCAGTTGCATCTGGTTGAATACCAGCAATCGAAGATTTGACAAAATCCTTCAAAGAAGGATATTTCATAACAATACCCATTTTGTCCGAAAGTTCGATTTTGTTGCTATGACCTTCTGGGAAGTTTACCTGTACATCAGCTAGATTAATATTATACTTAACTTGCGTTTGACCGTCATCTTTGCAAGTTACGTTCATTTCAACGATTTCGCCAACAGAGACGGCACGAATTTGGAGGAAAATATACTCCAAATCAAAAATTGGCAATTCGTCGATTTTTATGCGACTTTGAATACAACCTTTTAATAGTTGTCTGACAGCATCTTCAATATTCCTCTCATCCTGAGATTCTAGTGCTATCAGCAGTAATTTTTCTTCTTTTACGACAAATGGGCGAAATTTGACTTTTTTGCCATTTGAAGGAATTGTTAACTCATACGTTGGTAGAGCAACCTGTGGTAATGCCATTATGTTTAGACCAGATCATATGTATATTTAGCGCGACTTTCAGAACCAAAAATTAGCGGAAAAAATTTTCCCCCTTTTATGGAATTGAAAAGTCAATTTTGAAATCAAGCAAATGGTGATGTTGAAGTTACATTTGTAGGTAGATCATTCGCTCCAAGTGAAAGGTCAGGACCATCTCTTGTAACTACTGGTCTCTGTGCTCCTGTCACAAATTTAGGTGGTTGTGATTTAATTCTACCTACAGCATATGCTTCATTAAGTCCCTCTTCCGCATCACCTTTAATAGACTTGATATCTCTATTAACGGTATAGTATCTCTCGTATTTGAACTGTACATTTACTCTAGCAAACTGAGTAGATCCATACTGCAGTGGAACAGCATCAATAGCGTATGGATATGCTCTCTCTAGAACGTATGTAATTGGTTTTCTTTGTGTTGGATCTAATGGACCCTGTTCTGTCTTTGTGATGAACAAATCACATGCATAATCATGCTTATACGCTAGTCTATTAACTCTATTCGATGGTCTAGGACCAGCAGACATAAACTGAGTTGGTGGTTCAAATGCTTTATTTCCTGTACCTAGGTCACCAAAGATATATGCATGATACATGTTAAAGAACTTCAATGCTGTCATATTTGCGTCCAACATAAATGACAGATTTAGTTCTGTAAAAATTCTGGTATGTACATAGTCTACGCTACCAATGCCCAGGTATAGACCGTTCTGCTGACCTGTACCAGAGTTTACATTAGGTAGTTGTGCTTCATCACAGAATAAATGGAAGTAGTCTGTGATTTCTTCTTCATTACCAAATAGTTTTCTGCTTATAACGTAGTCACGAAAAGTAGAGGGCAATTTGAACTGCACCTCAAAGTTATTGCTAGTTGACAATCCACCATGTTT